AGAATTTCACAAGAACTGTGGATTCATACTGACTTGTAACTATAAGAATAGATTGATACCACCATTGCACTCTAGGTGTTCTGTGGTAGACTTCATTATTCCTAATAGTGATAAACCTAAACTTGCAAATAGATTTTATGCAAGGGTTGGAGATATTCTAAATAGTGAGAACATAAAGTTTGAACCTAAAGCTGTTGCAGAACTTATGAACAAGTTCTTTCCAGATTGGAGAAGGGTTCTTAATGAACTACAAAGATACTCTGCATCTGGTACTATTGATGCTGGTGTCCTTGTCAACATATCAGAAAGTAATATCAATGAACTTATACAATCACTTAAAGACAAAGAGTTTACCAATGTTCGTAAATGGATTGTCCACAACCTTGATAATGATGCAGTTCGTATTTTTCGCCGTATTTATGATTCCCTTTATGATAATCTGGATGGTTCTACTATCCCCCATGTGGTTGTTATCCTTGCTGAGTACCAATATAAAGCCGCATTTGTATCAGACCAAGAGATAAATCTACTTGCTTGTATGACAGAGATTATGGGTCAGGCGAAGTTCAAATGAGTTATGAACTCAAGGACTATCTAAATGCAATCAACCATGAAAAGACAAATCTCATGGACACAGATGATGAAATGTGGGAAAAGAAGTATCCACCTTTCATCATAAATAAGTGTCTTGCACCTTTCCCAGATACAATCTTTCTGGTAAATGAGATGAATAAACACCACCAACTAGATAAGAAGTTACAGTTTGACTTTTTACTAAATAGTTTACGAACAAGGAAAAGATACACTCCTTGGCTGAAGGCGAGTAAACAAAAGAATCTAGAGTATGTAAAAGAGTATTATGGATATAATAATGAAAAGGCAAAGTCTGCTCTTAAACTACTTAATGATGAACAGATAAAGACTATCAAAGATAGTTTGAACAAAGGTGGTAGAAATGGAAAGCATTAACTGGAAACCAGAGCAGATGCTAGAAGTCGAACTGAAAGAACCAGACGATTTTCTAAAGATACGAGAGACATTATCTCGTATAGGTGTTGCTTCAAGAAAAGAAAGAAAACTCTATCAGAGTTGTCATATATTACACAAACAAGGTAAATATTTTATTGTGCATTTTAAAGAACTATTTGCACTAGATGGTAAAGATACGAATCTAAGTGAGAATGATATTGCAAGACGAAACACAATCGGTAAACTATTAGGCGATTGGGGTTTAGTAGATGTCAAAGGAACTTTAGACCCTATTGCACCATTAAGTCAAATCAAAATAATTGCATTTAAAGAAAAGAATGAATGGACTCTTGAAACTAAATATAACATTGGAAAAAAACGAGAGGCCTAATCTTGGAAAAATTTAAGTCATTCATTACAGAAGAAACAAAACCATATCGTCTTTTGATATTGATTTATAAAACATCTCCAGACCAGACTAGAACTGGTGCTCTGATGACTACAAAAGCAAAATCAATGGGTATTCCAATTTATGAGTTTGAAGTTAATACTGGATATACTTCAGTTAATAAAAATGGTAATCTTGTAATGCACAATTATAGTTTTGAGAAAGACACACATGGAAAGATTATAAAAGATGATAATGATAAAAAAGGATTTGAAGTAAAATCAGAAGATACTATATGTTTAATAAGAGTTACAGATAACCATCCTAAAGCAAAAAGATTTGGTGAAGAAATAAGAGCTCATGGAATTACAACTATTAATTCTGCATATACTTACATGATTTGTGATGATAAGTGGTTGACCTATACTGTAATGAAACAAAATAATATTAATCAACCAAGAACATCAATAGTAGGACATGAGAAACTTATTGAAAATCAAGTAAATGATATAGGTGGTAAGTTTCCTTTAATATTAAAAACTACAAATGGTGCTGGTGGTGTTGGCGTAATGTTTGTTGAGTCTGAAAAAACTTTGTTACCAACAGTTCAATTGATACAAAGTTTAGATAAAGGTGCAGATATAATATTACAAGAATATATTAAGACCTCATATGATGTTAGAGTTATGGTTCTGCATAATGAGATTGTTGCAACATTAAAAAGACCAGTTATTGATAGTGACTTTAGAAGTAATATAAGTCAAGGTAATGAACCAGAAAAAGTAGAATTGTCAGAACTAGAAAAATCAGAGTGTCTTAAAGCTGCAAAGTCTGTAAAGGGTAAATGGGTTGGAGTTGATTTTATTCCAAGTAAAAATAAAGAAAATGAACCACCATATATACTTGAGGTAAATGGTTCGCCAGGAACTTTATATATAAATGAATTAAATGATATTGATATATTTAAAATGTTTTTAGAATCATTTAAAAACAGAGACAATTGGAGTTGATTATGAAAGATAAATTATGGTGGGGTGTATTCTCCATTGGAGCAGTATTGATGATACATAATGCAATCGCTGGTGAGTGGAATGAAAAACCAGTCATGTGTGAACAAAAAGAGATTGCATTAGATACAGTAAGAAGTAAAGGTGAGTTACCTTTAATGACTGGAGTACAAAGTACAAAGGTTCGTGATACAGATGGATTATCAGATGTACCAGCACACATAGCATTACAGATATTTGTAAACCATCAAACAAAAACATTTAGTATATTAGAATATCATCCATCATACAATAGTATTTGTATTATTGCATATGGTGATGATTGGAAAACAGTAGGAGAAAAATTATGAGCTGTATTAAACATCAAATGATAGATGCATTGAGAACAAAGTATGAGGGTGATTATAAAATCGCACACTCCACACTAAACATCTATATGGACAAACCAGTTGCGATAGGCGAGCACCCACAGCACGCTGAAGAAATGGACAAACTAATTACTGCAATGGCAGATGCACAAGATAAGATTGAAGTCTTAGATTTAGAGTATCCACCAGAGTTAGAAAAAGAATTATTAGTCTAATAGTTGACAAAATACAAGTTCTCTGTTAGTATAAATAATACAAACTATATGTAAATGGAGAACTTGATGTTAAGAAAGTATGTTCGTCAGCTTAGACCACTTCAAGAAAAATATGTCGCACCAGTAATAAAGATACAGTCTTTATTTACAGAAGAATTAAAACTTCCTTCAGAAGTTTTAATTGGATTTACTCACGAAATAAATACAAAAAAATCTACATCAAGTAGAACTGTTATCACAGTTAAATCTAGTGATAGAGATAATGATAGAGATGAACTTCTTAGAAAATTAAAACAAAGTGGTATTCAAGCTTTAACAGTTTCAAGTTCTTCTAGTGTTGATCCAATAGACGGAGTCTATGATGGAGAAAAATTTAGAATTGAAGTAAAACCACTTTCTGGTGGTATGCAAGAAACTACACTTAATTCAAGTATTACAGAATTATTTCCTTGTATTGCATTTGAGAATAATTACAGACCAAAAACTATAGAAGATTTTATGAAATTTTTAATGTCTATTGATGTTAATAAAATGAATTGTATACATTCAAAGGATAAAGAAGCTGCATCAGAAACAATAAACAAAGCAGAATCTTCATCAAAGTATAAAGATAAAATGAATAATGCAATTGCAATTACTCAATATCTTTATGACACAAGTAAAGGAAAACCGATTGATAGTGTTTACTGGGGTTATAGGTCAAGTTCTAAACCAGCTGGTGTGCCAGGAAATCACCCTGGCGATGTATTCATAAAATTTGGTGGGCAATCTAATATGCAGTTTTTGGGTGTTAGTTTAAAAGCTGGTGGAAAGAAAACTAAAGAACCACAATTAAATACATATGTTAGACCAGTATGGAATTTTTTTAAAGCAGACAGAGATTTACAAACATTAAGACAAACTGCATATGCACAAGTGTATTCTAAAATTAAAGGTATACCACCGATAACAAACTTTGATGGTGGTAAAAATGGTAGACATAAAGATAAAAAAATAACAGAAAAAGTTTTAGTTCTTTATGATAAAAAGAATAATTCTAGTTATGAAAAAGATTATGATGCAATGTTAGAAATTATGAGAGATGGTATTATAAATTTATTTAATAAGGATAAAAATAAAAGTTTGGAATATATTAAATCTGAAATATTAAGAGATGCACCAGAAGTTCCAACTATCGTTATTAAGGCTATTGATAATAGTTATAAAGAAGTAACTGATAGAGATGAATTAGGTGTGTTTTTACCACAAGTACAATTTATTAAAGCAAGTAAAAGTAGTAAATCAAAACAAAATTGGTTATTAGAATTAAAATCCAGAGATGAAAGTATCAAAATGTTAATGACGATTCGTTCAAATAAATCTGGAAATGCTGGACAAAAAAAGTTAGGTCAATATCCAACTGGTCTTGCAGTAAAATATAATGGTATACAACAATGATTAGTTTTAAACAATTAGAAGAAAGCAAAGCTGGAAAGAATTTACATCTAGAACACATTGAAGATGAAATTATCAACAATGGTGTGCCAGGTGGTAGAGCAGCGATTAACTTCCTACGTTCTCTTAGAGATATGTTAGCAGGAAATGCTCGTTCCAGTATTAATATGACAGT